AATCAAAATTAACTGCTGAATACTTATACAAACAATATGACGTGCAAGGAACAGAAGCTTATAAAGACAGAATACTCAACGATATTTTTAAATTATCAAAAGTGCCAAACATGGATGATGAAAACTTTGGTAGTAATTTATCTGGTATTTCTATTCAATATAAATTAATCAGTTTACGGCAAACACAAGTCATTAAAGAAAACTACTTTGTTAAAGCATTGCGCCGTCGTTATCAGCTGATTGAAAACATTCATCGCAAGTTACATGATACAGAAATACAGGCGAACGCTCTAACGTTCACTTTTCACCCAAACTTACCACAAGACATTTGGGCAGAAGTCGAAAAGTTTGTGCAAAATGGTGGGGAATTATCACAAGAAACATTAACTGAGTTGGCTAGTTTCACGGATAATAACCAAGAGATTGAACGATTGAAAAATGAGATGCAGCGGCAAGCAGAACAACGTAATAATATGCGCCCAGCGCCGAGGGTGTCACCAGACAACGTAGAGGATGAGGACAATGGCGAGACCAACGAAGAAGCACGCTGAGTATTGGCAAAGCCGAATGGATGACATCTACCGTTATGTGGATAAAAACGATGTCAATATGTTTAAGCGCATAGCGGATGCATATAACCGCAATGCTAAAGACGTACAAAACGAAATATTCAGGTTTTACGGAAAGTATGCTGAAGATGAAGGCATTACCTTAAACCAAGCTAAACAACGTCTTAGGGGCGAAAATTTCAGCGATTACCAAGAAAATGCCAGGCGATACTTCGAAGATGCCGAAGATAACCCGGAGTTATTACAACGGCTTGATGAACAGTATAAAGCGGCACAAGTCACACGACTCGAGGCACTGCATTTAGACTTGGAATATCATGTCGGTATAATGAACGGTTCTTTGCAAGGTACGTTTCAACAGTACTTAATGAACACGGCCGGCTATGCTTACCGGAAAATAATTGGCGGCCGATCGTCAAGTACGCTTAACCAACCAGCGTTGGAAGAGATAGTTAACAGACCATGGAATGGGTATAACTACTCGGAAGACTTATGGGGGAACACGGATAATCTTGTGGAAAACTTAAAAGAAACATTTGAGAAAGGTTTTATACGTGGTACCGGCGTAAGAGAGATGTCTACTGAAATACGTAATGATTATAGCGTCGCACAGCATAGAGCTGACACGCTAATACGTACGGAGGGGTCAAACATAATAAATAATTCAACACTCAAACGATATGAGGATGCTGGGCTAAAGTATGTGCGAATTAATGTGAAGTTAGATGACCGAACAACTAAAATTTGTCGAACATATCATGAAGAGAATAAGCGGTATTTAATTAATGACCCAGACAAACCAATTTTACCAGCGCATTATAATTGCCGTAGTGGATGGTTGCCAGATTTAGAGGAACTAAATCAATGAATCGTTGAGTTGACAACGCTTGTGTGTTATAATTAAACATAAGAAAAGCCGAGCGATGCTGGAAACATCCTCGACTATGACCAACAACTATAAAGGAGTTGCTGATAAATGAATAATAACATAAATAACTGTAAATGTGAACAATGTGGTAAAAATATCCATAAATACCCATCTGAAATAAAAGAAAACAATTTTTGTAATAGAGAATGTTATGCAAAGTGGAGTAAAGGTAGAAAAAAGAACAAAAATAATTGCGTGTGCCCGATATGTGAAAAAGAATTTTATAGAAAGCCATCTTATCTTAAAAAACTCAAAAGAAAACCAACATGTGGCTTTGAATGTAAGGGTAAACTACAAACAAAAATAAAGTACGAAAAAATGAGTGAAATGGTAAGTGAAGATTTCAAGGAATATTTAAAACGAGAATATTGGGAAAACCAAAAGAATACACGAGAAATATCAATCGAAGTATACGGGAAACCAAACAAGACATTAATAATTGACTACATGAAGTTATTAGATATCCCTAGACGAAATAGAAGTGAATCTGTCGCTTTACAATGGGTCGATAATGACGAACGAAAGAAACAGGCAGCTGAAATAATATTAGAGGTTAGACAACGCCCCGAAGTTATTAAAAAAATAAATGATTATCGGCAGACAGATGAATTTAAAGGTAAAATTTCTAAAGCCAATATCGGGGAAAATAATGGTATGTTTGGAAGAACGGGCAAAAAGAGCCCCCGTTGGAACCCTGAATACGATTCGTCTCTCAATAAGTTATATAGGAAAGATTTAGAAACAGTTCGCTGGAGAAAGAAAGTGTTTGATAGAGATGAGTATAAATGCAAAATATGTGGGGAGGACAAAGGCGGCAATTTAAACGCTCACCATTTGGACGGTTGGGATGAACATATAGACAAAAGGTATGACGAGGGCAACGGCATAACCTTATGCAATAAATGCCATAGAGATTTTCATAATATATATGGTTACGGAAAAAACACCAAGGAACAATTCATACAATATAAAGTTAACAGAGCATCTAACAAATAGTTAGGTGCTTTTATTATGCAATAAAGGAGCTGATAACCTTGAATATCTATTTACCGACTGAAAACAAATAGAATTGGAGGTGATCGCCATGACTCGTAAGAAAATGGCAGTATCTCAGTTGTATTAAACGTTATTAATGCGAAATGGGGTTCAAAATGTGGAATTTAAGAAAGTGGCTAATTAAAAAGTTAGCTGGCAGACAAACTGTCGTACTGAATTCAAAAATGTTATTACCACTTGAAAGCGGAAGTATTGAAGATTTTTACATTTCAATAAAAGGTCATTACAAGAAATATTTAGTAGACAACGTTGATGTTGTAGACAAATATGGAAAAACAGTTAATTACGAAGATTTATGAAGTCAGCACTCAATGAGTGGTGGCTATTTTTATTGGGCTCAAACCTTGCTGATAGCCCACCAAATAAGCTGCATGAGACTTCGTGGAGGTTGCACGTATAAAGCGTATAAAAGGAGATATAAACAATGAAAAAAGATTTATTGAATATGGACTTGCAATTTTTTGCTGACGACGACGAAAATTCAGAAGACAAAGATAAAAAGCCTAAGGGTGACGACTCAACAGGTGGCGAGCACGATAAAACAGTGTCAGTCGAGGAAATGAAGCGCCGTGTTGCAAAAGAGCAAGAGAAGTATGAAGAAAAAATCAAGGAAATGAATCAGTCAATCGATGACCGCATCGAACAAGCGCAAGAGAAAGCGAAGAAAGAAGCAACATTATCCGGCAAAGAGCTTCAAGAGTACAAAGAAAAAGAAGCGCAGCGAAAATTAGATAGCGCACAAGAAGAAATCGAGCGCTTGAAGCAAGAGAATGCCAAACGTGATTTAAGAGACGAAGCGATTAATACGTTATCTGATAAAGATTTGCCAGTTAATGACAAAGTGTTGAATTTTGTTGTGAAAGATACAGCTGATGACACGCTTGAGGCAATTGATGATTTAGCCGAGTTATTTAAGGAACAAAAAGAAGAATACGCTCAGACAAAACCACCATTAGGAAGTGGCGGACTGGGCGATGGAGACACAGAACAAAAAGCATCTAAGGAAATTTTAGATGAAGCAAAAATAACAGATTTCTAAAAAGGAGAGAAAAAAGTAAATGCCACAAACATTTGATCCCGCAAAAGTGATGTTGGAAGACTCACTAGGGGAAGAAGTTGCAACACAACCATTCACAAATGAATTTTTAAGTCGATTAGTACAAACGTCAAAAGTTGTCCAGTTAGGTCAACGCGAAGAAATGGGTAACCAACGCATTGTAGACAAATCAAACGGTGTTGGCGAATTATCTGACGCTTATTTTGTAGGCGAAGGCGAAAAGATTGGAACAGCAAACGTAGAAGGTGGCGAATATACCCTTCGAGCGAAAAAGATTGCGGTTATTTTGCCAGTTTCAGAGGAGTTTTTAACGTACACATGGTCACAATACTTTGACCAAGTCGTCCCGCTTATCGTTGATAAATTTAATAAAAAGATTGACGGTGCAGCATTCTTAGGACTACATGGCGACGTGTTCGGCTCAAACGTATTAGCCGCTGCTCAAGCTGCCGGGAATACCATTGATGGTGGATTAACCACAGACGCTATTTATGACCTCGAAGCAATGACTGAGGAACAACCAAACGCATTTGTTGGTCACCGTACGCTTAACCGTGATTTACGCGGGTTAACTGACGGAAATGGAGCAAACTCAGAGTTTATCTTTGACCGTCCATCGAGTCCAACGGCAAACGGAGCGCTAGACGGCTTACCGTATGCACAATTGCAACTGGTTCGTGGTCAAACGTATCCAGAAGGAACATTGCTCACAGGAAACTTCAATAGTTTACGCTATGGAATTCCAAACGGTACGAGCTTGCGCTTGAAGATTGCTGACCAAGCAACGCTATCAAGAGTACAAAATGCCGGCCCAGACACTGGCGATGTCCACATGTTTGAACAAGACATGCAAGCATTGCGTGCAGTGTATGAAATTGCTGTCGCTGTACCGAACGGCAACGATTTTGCTGCATTACAATCTGATGGTGAAGACAACTCGGGGGAATAAATAGCCTAGGGGCTGAATTAGATAATTACACAGTCCCAAAGTTGAAAGAAATGGCTGATGACGAAAATATCGAATACACCTCGAACATTCGCAAAGATGATTTAATCGATAAATTAAAAGGGGTGTAATAAATGACACTTCTTGATGAAGTAAAAATGCTAAAAGGAATCGATGATGAATTACAAGATGAATTGCTCAATTTAATCATCGAAGAAAGTGAACAACGTGTATTAAGTTATATCAATGCCAATCGCTCAGAGACGATGGATAAAGCCCCCGACGATATAAAATTTGTTGTCCGTGATGTGTCAGTTAAACGGTTCAACAAATTAAACTCAGAGGGAACTGTAAGCGATAGTGAAGAAGGGCGGTCATTTGATTGGGAAGAAAGCTATTTGGCTGAATATTACCCTATCCTTGACCGGTACACCGATGACGAACCGGACGGTAGCCATAAACATGGCGCTATCCGGGCGTTTTAGGCGGTGGCGTATGAACTATAACGATAGAGCAACAATCATACGTTACGAAACGAGCGAGGGTTTCTTAGGTGAAGAAGTCACGGAAGAAATTAAAGAACAGGTCCCTTGCTATCGCGGGAAGCTAACGAATAACCAGCAAATGGGCATTTTTGGCTCGTACGAATTGACGGCCTTCAAATTGCATTTACAAGGCGTTCACGAAGATATAGAACGTATTGAATACAAAGGCGTTCAACGGTCAATACAAGGCGTTATACACCATCGTAATAGCACGGTGGTGGTTGTTGAATGAAGGTCAATTATGATTTAAAGGGTTTAAGGCAATTTGCCAATAACGTTAAAAAGAAACCGGCCCAAGTACAACGAGCGGTTAACTCAGAATTGAACCGGTCAGCCTTACGTGTAGAGAGGCAAGCTAAAAAGTATGCGCCGTACGATACTGGGTGGCTATCAAATAATATTTATTCGATGGGGACCGGCGTTTTGCAGTACTCGGTTATCAGTCCGGTTGGCTATTCGATTTATCTTGAGTTAGGCACACGGTACATGGCGGCGCAACCGTATATGTATCCAGCGCTCGAAGATGAATATCCATTACTGATGAGACGGCTTAAACAAATTATGGGAGGGTGATGGTAATTTATTCGCCAACGACGCTACATTTAAAAGATATTGAAACACGATTAAAAACATTAGATATGCCGGTGTACTATAAATTGCCGGGCCCAGAAGTACCGGAGCCATTTGCTGTTATCGGGGGACACGATTCAGATACTAACCGCACAGCATTAAATGGCCCTATTATCGAAGATAACACGCTGAATATAGACATATATATAACAGCTAACAGCCGAACAGAGGCGGAAGAAACAAGAAGCAAAGCAGTAAGAGCAATCGGAAGGCGAAGCGGTGTGGATAGCACGATTATGATGGATGAGTCTATCGGTCGGGAAGTTTACCACGTCGCTATGCGCATTTCCGATATTTTAGTTTAAAAAAAGGAGAGAAGAATAAATGGTACAAGTTACAACAACAAATCCGATTAAAGGATATAACGTTTATTACTTTATTCAATCCGTTGACGCGGAGCTTGGCGACACAGGCATTTTGCCAGCACACCGTACAGACGGATCAATGACGTTTGGTGGCGAAGACTTAGACGAACAATCAGCACAAGGGCGCATCATTCTCAAAGGCACGGTGGAAGATGCCATTGAATTAACGCAATATATCGTACCTGAAGATGAAACCTTGGACGTTTTAGAAGATGCAAAACGCGAGGGCAAAAATGTCAAAGTATGGCGTGTCTTGGTACACGATTCCGTCCGCGAAGAAGGAACAGACGGGGAGCCGACATACCCAGCTCACTTTGGTTATGGACGTCCTGGAGAAATCGAACACACAGACGGCGACAGCTTGTCAGAAATTAGTTATCCGTTAGATATCGTTGGTGGCGGACTTAAAAAAGGACGTTTCCCATTATCTGATGAAGACATCGCGGTCATTCAAGACGTTTACGAATATGAAAACCCTGGCGAAACCACTGGTGACTTCGGACAAGAAGTAGAGTCTGGCAATGGTGGCGAATAAAAAGAACCAATAATTAGATAGAGGGGCTTAGTGCTCCTCTATTATTTTTTTTATGAAGGAGACTAAAAAATGGCTTTTGAAATCGAAGTAAAGAACAAACCATTAGAAATTAAATTTGATTACCGAACAATGTTTAAAGTAAATAAAGAATTAGCGTCTGACAACCCAGAAACTGGTCAAAA